AACTTCGCAGGCTCGGACGGGGGCGAAAGATATTGAGGAGCGTCTGCGCCCTTCGGGTACTCGATGACGTTCGAGGAACCAGTAACGTTGTCCTCTTGGTCTTGCAGGGAAATCGCTGTGTCCGTCTGCTTGGCCAACATATTGAAACACTGGCGGTAGAGGAACTCATCCAGCAAACTCGTCAGGTTCAAGATTCTGCGGGAGCTATGCGCGAAATCCCGCAAGAAGCTGTTCCCCATGCCCCGGTTCTTCTTACTCTCGCGGAACAGGGTGGCATGGATGGGGATGTACCCAAGCTCGTTGGGGTACGTCACCGCGCTGACCAAAGTCGGCCTAGCAGGGTTGGTGATGTCCACACGAGACACCACGATTTCCTTTAGGAACCACTCTGTGTACTGCTCGTAGTGACGCACGCCTTCCTTCGACGGCTCATCCACAAGTTGCAGGCGCTTCAAATACTGATACGCGCCGAAGTCATCCTTGACCCAATCCGTTACTTCGTCGGGGTGCAGGAGAACCCAATAAGGCCGGATGCCCAAGTCCTTCTCTTGCTGCTTGGTCAACGGCTGGCTTGAATCCGGGGCCAGCCCGGTTCGAGGAGTGTCCACCAACGTGTACGAGACACCAAAAATCTGCATATCGTCACTGACCTTCCTCATGTAGTCAGTGATGGAGTCGCCCTTACGGTTGACATCCTTTATGAAAGCGTCGTACCAAGTCTGGTTCGCGCCGCCCTCACGCTGAATCGTCTCGGCGTACACGAAGTTGGTGAAGAAGTCCACCAAGAGTTCGCAGTAGTTCCAGTAGGTCACACGCTTGGCGCGGTCGTTGTAGTCTTCCGTGTTCTCTCTCTGGTGCTTCCAGAGGTTATCCGTAGAGGCAAAGTCCTTGCCGCCCTCATACGCAGAGAGATAAAGCTCCCACTCCGGGGCATAGACTTTCCAAAGCTCGTTCTTCGCTCGAAGCCGAGCAATCTCTTCGCTGTCTGTAGACTGCGGCTCTGGATTAGGAGAAAAGCCCGGAGCGGCGTTCATAACGGGATGCGTTGCAGTTGACATAGCGCCTTTGCCGTAAAGTTAGTGAGAGATGTTGTTGTCGCTGAACCACACAAGCTGCTCTTCAAGAGTGCGATGACGTTTCGCTGCAAACCATGCAGCGTGCTCTGCACTCCTTGTTTGTGCGTCCTCTAGCAACGCAAATATGGACTTGCCGGGGAACTTCGTTGACTTGGCGAAGTTCTCGTAGACTCTGTACATCCAGTGCGGCCCGCCGATGATGTTCGCGCACATCATCATGTTGCGGTAGTAGTCGTCCGTGAAGTGCCTGCGATACGGGCGCGTCCCTGCGTAGTGCCAGTGTGCCAAGTACGGGTCAAGGTAATTTGTCTTGTCGAGCATCGCCATCTTCAAATCGAAGTAGCTTTCCTCGCCGCCGTAGCCTTGAAACCCTGTCCAGTAACCACCGACTTCTTCCCACACCGACCGCTTGACTGCGAATCCACCGTGCCCTCCCATTGCAATCGGGTAGGGCTTGTGTGCGATGTCTGGAAGAGTCGCGCACTGACCCGTCCAGAAGTTTTTGTCAAGCGTCAAGGTGTAGTGGTAGTTCTCCGGTTCGCCGGGGAAATACCTCGTCGTGGAATGGAGCATATCCATCCCATAGGTCTCGAAATCAAACATGGCGCGACGGAAGTAATCCCGCGTGACCAAGCAGTGATTGTCAAAGAAGAACAGGTACGCACCGTCCGCGCCTTCGGTTGCAAGCTGCCTCGCAGTCGGAGGAGCCAAGGGCTGCTCAGAGTGGTGAACGTAGCCTAGCTTGCCAACCTTTTGTAGCTGGTTGATAATGTTCTGACTGTCTGGGTCTAGTTTCGCTTCGCCGTTTGTGACAATGCGATACTGGTAACTGTACTTACACCGAGGGTCAGACAGGTCAATCTCACAAGAGTGCACGGTCGCCCAAAGACCGAGAGCACTTCCTCGGTGGGCGATGATGATGTTGAAGTCCAAGGCAAACACCTTCGCAGAGAGTTAGGGTTTGGTCGGAGTTGTTACTTAATGGTGTAGACTTGCACCGCGACGGAAGCCTCGCCGTAAAGCTGCCTGCCGCCTTGGAGCGCGGTGACCTGCAACACGTAGTTGGTCGCTACGGGTGGGTCAAAAGCCTCTTCGATGGTTCCTGTGTACACGCCCGGATTTGTGGTCGGGGCAAGCTCAGTTAAAACAACCGCTATAGCGTTTGGAACATCCACACCCAAACCATCTACCAACGTGGCCGTAGCAGTTGCGCCCGTCACCAACACCTTTGCCGAGTCAGTGAGCGTGACCGTAATCGTATTCGTAGACTTCTTGTACAACTTCTTTTGCGACAAAGACGCTCTCCTAGTACGGAGTGATAGTCAGCCCCTTCGCCAGAAGAGGTGTAGTCAAGGACGCCTTCGCCAACATTGCAGGCGTAGTCGTTTCGGTTGCGTGCAGGGGAAGCTCTAGCACTGCCGTAGCCCCCAACTCCGGGTTAACAGCAAGCTTGACGAACAGGACGCCGAAAACACTGTTGCCGAAATCAGCGTGCATCACCGCGTGCCCAACAAGGGACGCCGATGCAAAGGCGTAGGCAAGACCGCTTGCAGACAAAACAGCCCCGGCCACTGGTGAACTCACCAACCTGCCGGAACCACGAAGCACACTTGTGCAAGACGCAGAAGAAACAATCGAGTTGCTCAAGACACCTGCACCGCGTGCAGTGCCAGCAACCGCCGCACCTGCTTGAACCGTGTTCGCCAACGCACCAATGCCGCGCAGCAAGCTGGCCACTGCCGCCTGTGCTTGAATCACATCAGAGAGCGCACCAGAACCACGAAGAGTGCTGGCAACTACTGCGCTGGCAAGAATCGAGTCCACCAGACTGCCCAACCCAGACAACGCACCAACAACGGTAGCGTGGGCTGTCATAGAGCTAGTTGGGCCTGCCCCACTGTCAAACAAAGTTGCAGTGAGGATGGCGGAAGCAAGGATGGAATCAGACAGTGCGCCTGACCCACGTAAAGTGGTTACTAACGTCGCTACGGCGAGAAGAGCACTTGCCAGCGCCCCACTGCCAAGAAGAGGCCCGGATGTGGTAGCCGCTCCAACAATGGAGCCAGCCAGCACGCCAGCGCCCCGCAGTGTGGGTGTAAGGCTAGCCTGAGCAGTGATTGCTTTAGCCAGTGCACCTGCGCCGCGCAGCGTAGTTGTCATCGTCGCGGCAGCGAGGATAGACTCAGACAACAAACCTGACCCACGAAGGGTGCTAACAAGTGACGCCTGCGCCAGTGTTAAATTCACCAGCGCGCCTGCGCCCCGAAGATTGTTCGTCACGCTGGCAGATGCCAAAATGCTTGCCGTGATAGGGCCAGCAGGAACAGTCAAATCAGCGAGAACACTCGCCCCGGCAAGGATATTTTTTGCCAGCGCCCCAGACCCGCGAACGGTGCTCGACAGGGAAGCAGAAGCAAGAATGCTGTTCGCCAACACACCGCTACCTTTTAAGGTATTGGTCATGCTAGCCGAGGCCACCACGCTTTGCGCGAGGATGCCCGCACCCTTCAAAGTGCTGGTCATGCTAGCCGCAGCGAGGATGGAATCGCTCAGTGCCCCAGACCCGCGAAGGGTCTGTGTCGGAATACTTCCTACTGCAAGGATATTTGAGGTGATGGCTCCGCTTGGCGGTGCAGGCCGCAGAGCAGCAGTGACTCCGATGTTGACGTTGTTTATAGAAGAAGACGCGGTGTGAGTACCAACCGCTCCTGCCGTAGCCTTAATTCCATCCGACCCTTCGGCAGACAAAGTACGTCTTCCACCGGGAGGGCCACCCGAACCTACAACGCCTCCCTGCGCTCTATCGGTGAGTCCTGAACCAGCCGTTATAGTAGGTACAGAGCCATTAGCTGTGTCGTCTACCCCAAAGAAGCAAACATACCAAGCGTTGTCAGTAACGGTAGTAACGCTAGGAGCAGTGTAAGTAGAGCTAGCACCATTGACCTGCCCTGCCGCAGTCACATCCATCGGTGTAGTGTTGTCTACGCCTGTGTAACCGAGCGTGAACCCCACCATACCGCCGCCAGTAGGAGGCGCTGGAACCGTCCAAGCCCCGAAGCTGGCAGAACCGAGTGCCCAATAGACAGCCATGTTCTGCGTCGTACCGCTGGCTGTGCGGTTAACCAGAGTCCACCCGCTAGGCGGCGTGATGGTGCCAGTGCCGAAGTTTCCATACAGCACAGCCAACACCACATCGGTAGCCGACGCTCCAGAAGGAGCCGGAAGCGTTATGCTTGTAACACCGCTGCCTATGGTGGTAACGGTTCCGAAGTTTTGATAGCTGATGGCCATGTAAATTTGTTCTTTCTACGCCTTTACAGGCCGCTAGATTTAGTCTTCTGCGACGGACAGTGCTCCGATAGCGAAACTCGGCGTGATGCCGTTGCTCACAGCCAACGGTGCCGACAGAGCGCCTGCGTAGAGAATCTTGGTGGCACCGCTACCAGCCACGCCGATGCTGACGTGAGTGATGGTCTCAGAACCAGCAGTGCAAAGACCGAAGTTGATGGCAGCCGCGTTGGTCGCCGTAGTGGGGTCGCCAGCCGCGCTGACAGTCCAGCCACCAGAGGTGCGGGCCACTGCGACACGAGCATAGCCAGTGTAGGTAGCTTCGCTAGCGTTCTGGACACCAGCTTCCAGAGGGTCGGCGGTGTGCAGGGCGATTTGCAGGTCGGTCAACGGGGAAGTGCCCGCGTTGTCCGCAATGTTGGCAATCGCAGTTGCGTTGAAAATCAGCTTGAGCACATCCTGCTCAAAGGTGTTACCTTTACCGGAAGAAGCAGCCATGAAGAAGTCCTTTATGAAAGCGGTTTAGATGTATTTTGTCTTGCAGGGCAAACTTGATTCTGCTAACCAAAAGTAAACTTTGGTGTGGCGGTTCATTACGGCACACACGCCAGAAATGCGGTGGCCGTCTTTGATTTGTGAGGCGTGGTCAGTTTGTGACTGCACAGGCCACCAGTTCGGATGGCTATGAATCGTCCCGATGACCGAGAAGTTCTCTGCTTCTGCCTTCTCTCTAATTGTTTTCCACGAATCTTCGTCCGCGCACACCTCAGTAGGCGATTGGTCAACCAACTCTGGGTACACGAAGCGGCGCACTGTGACTCTGTGGGGCGAGTCTACGGTGCCTACAAGGTAAGCCAAGATTTCGTTCTCTTCGTCCCGCGCCTTTTTCCGAAAGCGATTAAGCTGTGACTTCTTTAGACGAATGAGCATCAAATGCCTCAGCATGACGGCTTGCAACGCGTGAGCACAGAGCAACGAAGTCAGCCGCAGTCATAGTGTGTTTGGCTTTATTGCAGCGGTTACAGCAGGCCACTACGTTTCCTTCTTCGTAGCCTTTACTGTTATCAACCCGGTCAATCCCGTTGCAAAGAAACGGCAAGGCGTTCTTGGGTAAACGAACTACGGTGCTAGGAGAAGCACCACAATAGAAGCAATCTTGTATAAATAGCTCAGAACATTGCCCCTCAGTTAGTTCAAACGAATAACCACGCTTCTTTGCTCCGCGCCGATAACTGCCGAAGTATTTATGATGAACGCTAGAGAGTTTTGGTGTACGGCTACAACCACAACTCTTCTGGCGCAGCGTAGTTAAGTTTGGTTGTATAACAGTTACTTTCTTGCCACAAGCACATAGGCAAAGCCACTGCTTATGCCGCTTTGTGTGCCCGTCTGTTGGCTTGTAGTTATGGTAACCCACATAACTAAGCACTGTAAGCTGATTGAATTTCTTGCCCGTCAAATCCACGCTGCGGCGGCTCATATCCCACGCACGTTGTAGCCTCTATAAATCCAAGGCTCCATATCAACCACCCAATTCGCTAAAGCAAGCGCGATTACACAATCGTCATGTTTCCCTGATGGAGCCGAATAGCGGACGACATTGTTCTCACTCATCTTGTACTCGTAAGATTCAAGTTCAGAGATGAGGTCAAACAGCGCAGGATAGGAAATACGTTCCTGCTCGATGTTGATTCGCAGCTTCTCAATCAACTGCTGTTTGGCAGTCGAGCCGCCGATTTTGTAAGGCTCTAAGCTAAGACCAGCCCCTTCAAGGGCACTTACAATCGGGTCACCAATACCCGTCGAGTCAATACTGACGCGGGCGTTGTTGTACAGCTTCGCAGCTTGTATGATTCGGAAATACTGGACTTCCCAACGAATCTTATTGAACCGCTCGAAGTAGACGACGTGCTTCCGCGCCCTATCCATGATGATGAGCACGGAGTAGTCACGCAGGCGCGCAAGGTCAACGCCCATGACGTAGCGGCGTCCCGGCTGCGGCTTTTCCAGCACTCCCCTGATACACCCGCGAATGTTCTTGAACACGCCAGCGGACTCAAGGAGGAACAGAGCCTCGTACTCTTGCCGGAAGACATCTTCGGGCAGGTTCTTTCTGGCTTCTTCAATCGCTTCCGGTGAGACGTAAGGGTTCGAGGCGGTGGGCAAACAAATCGAGAACCACTCCGAATGCGGGTCAGGAAGGTCTTTCGAGAACCGGGGAGTGCCGTCGTCGTTTGTCTTGCGGCCCTTTTCGTATACGTCGTAGAACCAAGCCCGCCCTTTGGGGGTGGAGATGATGATGGCGCGACCACGCGTCTGCGTGAGAGTGGTCATCACAGAGACGAACGCAGCAAAGCTCATATACGCGGCCTCGTCAATGACGACGAAGTTCACGCCGAACCCACGGAGAGATTCTTCATTGTCCGCAGACTTGAAGACAATCTCGGAGTGAGGTGTGCCGTCTGGCTCAAGCAGAGTCAGTTTTAGTTCAGCTTTGTGCTCGTGGAACGTGTCTTGCGGCAGCAGCCGCTTGATTAGCTGGTACGCGTTCTTCGCTTGGTCGTAGGTAGGGGCAACCCACCAGTTCAGAGAGTTCCGATTGTCCCAAGCTTCCTTGACCATGCGGATTGAGCATCCGTAGGTCTTTCCAAACTTCGTGCCACAGGCTCCCACAACAAAGCGACAGCCGTATGTCTCAAACGCGTTGATAAGGTCGAACTGCTTAGGATGAGGAGGCGGAAGAAGCAGGGTGACGGACTTCGTTCTGTCCAATTCCCTCAGAACCTTTGAGGTCTTCTGGAATAGGGTTGGTGCCGCTGTCCGTACCATCTGTCAGTCCTTTGGGTTCTGGTGCGGAGACATCTGCAAACTCTGCGTCCATAACCTCAGCCGTTTCCTCGTCAGGTCTTTCTTTTGCAGGCTCAGGGCGTGTGTGGGTGATTGACCCATCCTTCGTCACGATGGCCTGATACACATATTTCTCGGTGACAAGATTGCCGAGGTTCTTCGGATACCATCCGAGGTCTTGGCAAATCTTGGTCAAATCTCTTTGTAGGTTGAATGCCGCGACACAGTGCTGCAAGTAGGCATGGCTGCCCATCGAACACTTCGCTTTGCTGGCCTCGATGTCCCGAAGCTGTCTGCGGTAATTCATAATGACATCGGCTACGATGAGGCCAACGTCGTCTTCTTTCAGTTCCTCAGACATCTTCTTGCGAAGAGCCTGCTTGTCGAGCCGGATGGTGCGCTCGGTTACTTGGCACATCTCTGCAAGGTCTTGGTTCGTGTACTCGCTTGGAGAGGTCGCTTCCAGATACGCAACGAGGTGACGACGCTCATCGGTCGTCAGCTTCTTTCGATTGTCTCTTGCATCTTCCAGCAAACGTTGCGCTGTGGGGACGCCCATAGAATCCTTAGTGTTTGAACTTGCGGGCGTTTAAGGCGAACAGGACACGCTTTTCGAGCGTGGTGTTGCCTTCTTTCTTTGCGATTGCTAACTCGTGGTGCAAGGCTGCGACAGGGATTTTCTTTCCCTGAGCAACGTGCATATCGCGGTGCAGAGCGCCCTTTTTCAGGTGAAACTCGGTATGCTTTTGAATGTTTTTCATGGTCGGTAGAAAAAGAAAGCCCCGCCGAAGGCATCATGCCGTCAGCGGGGTCTGGTAGTTACTTCAATTTGTCTACCGAACGTTTCCGGCTACGCTCGTCTTTGCGGCAGACTATAACAGCCCAAGCAGCTTAGGGTGGCCACCCACAAACGAGATGCCACTCAGACTGTGTTGCAAGAACTACCCACCGATTTAAGCTTTCAAAAGAAGAGGCTTGGTAGGTGTGTTGTAAAGAGTCATGGGGCTAGCGGCAGCGAGAACAGCTAGCCCCGTTGTTTTCATCGTTGGTGTAAAACAGCAAGGGCCGTGTCAGCCGTCCTGCGTCGGCATTGGCCCTGCGCCTCTCACGCAGCCCGTAGGCGGTGAGGTGCAGGATATGCGCTCCGATTTGCGCGGAGCTAGTCGCCGTGGGGTCGCATACGCAACCCTTCTACCCTTCGGCAGCGGGGAAAGCCAACCAGTCTCGTAGCGTTGGCGTTTGTACGGCCCCGATAGTGTTCTGCCCTCGGAGCACGGGCCTTTGCAGGTTACGAAAGTAACGTCTGCAATGTTTATTTTCTTGACAGCACAACTGATTCGTGTGTAACCTATCCAAACTCAAGCCGGGGCGCTCCGTCTGAATAGGCGTGCGCTGGCCCAGAACCCGGCTGGTGTCAGAAGATGACACGGCAGCGAGCCTGCGCGAGAGGGGTTGCGCGGCCACTGCGGTAGAAGCTGTTTGGACGGAAGTCTTTCTCCGTCCTACAGTTACAAGTATAACACAACAAACTGTGGTGTCAACTCGTTTGTGTCCACAGGTTTTGTACAAGAGGTTGAAAACACAATGGTTAGGTGTAAAATCCGCTGTAGTAGTTCTTGGGAGACCCTAGGCCAATGGTTACCTGTCCGGCGTGTAAGAGGAGTTATGAAGAAGGCCTACTGAGTGAGTGCACCATCTGTCACGAACATTTTTGTGGACTCATAGGCTGTCCAACGTCCTGCCGATGCACCAAAATTGTAGAAATTCGTCCCTCCATCCCGGTAACAAAAGCAGCCGTGATGGTGTATCACGCAGAAAACTTGGTTTTCAGTCTCCGCTGTATCGGAAAAATTGTGTGCTCAGATGTGGTTCTACTACTGAGAAAGATAAGTATTCCAGCAGCTTTATTTATGTTGTGTTTGACTCCTACCATTAACTCTTTGTACCTGCGGGCCTTCCGACGCGGCGCTCGGTATACTGTTGTAGCGCCTCTTCGAGGGGGACGCCGAGCACACGGCAAATCGCAGCCATGCGCTGCGTGGTCGGACGATTGCGGTCACTCATGTAGTAGTAGATGGCCGAGCGCGTACATCCAGCCGCTCGTGCCAAGTCTTCTACAGAGATTTGTTTTCTCTCTAAGATGGGGAGAAGCCACTGCTTAAGGTTGTTGAAGTCTTTGCTCATGGTCTTTATCCTAGCAGACAACGGGCTACGTTGTCAACACCTTTCAAATTCCTGTTCAAACAACCCCTATTGCGACGTGCCTACGATGTAAGGGTAACACACTTTCAGTTTGTTGTCAAGTGCTAGTTACTACATCGGTGGAACAACCTGTTGACATCGCCCGGAAGTGTGTGTTATACTGGTTTTCAGATGGCTCCTACAAAAGCAAAGCTGTGCGTGCCCTCAGAGATGAATCCCCCTCTGAACCCCACGCTGGTAGTAGACGTAGACGGACTGAAAAAGGTTGCCGACTTCTTTGGTCGCGTGACCGAGTTCGTGGTGGACTCAGAAACCAACATCACTGACTCTTTCTTTGACCGCCGCATCCGCACGATTCAGGTGGGCAACCGACAAGAGCAGTACGTCATTGACCTGCTGGCCTTCGCAGGAAGTGAAGAAGCTCTCATCGCCTGCCAAGGGAACAACGGCGCTGCTGCCGAGCTTTTGCTTGGCCCCGTCATTCGTGTGCTCAAGCCTGTATTGGACTCAAACAAGCGGTTGAAGATTGGGACAACCTTGCAGTTCGATTACGAGATGTTCAAGTGGAACCTTGGCATCCGTATGTGGCATCTGTACGACTGCAATCTGGCGGAGAAGGTCATCTACGCCGGGGTGATGGACTATCGCAAGGCGGGCTTCTACGCCCTCGATGACATGGTTGAGCGGCACTGCGCCCTCATCATATCGAAGCATGAACAAAAGACCTTCGACCTAAAGACTCCCCTGACTGACGAACAGTTTGTGTACGCCGCGCTCGACTGCCGCTTCCCGGTGGCCATTCGCGCAGGGCAGGCTGCACACCTTGCAAGCGGAAAACTTGAACGCGTCGCTCAGATTGAGTTCGACGCCATCCCTGCCTTTGGGGATATGCGGCTAAATGGCTTGTTGATTGATGAAAAGCTGTGGCGTGGGCTGGCCGCGCAGTGGGAAGAAAAGCTTGCCCTCATTATTTTTAGGCTGGACGAGAGTTTTCTGCCCATAGTCGGGCGGAAGGGCGTTCCGAAGTTCGACCTCGACGCCCTTGAGCTTGTGTGGAAAAACACCGAGCCAAACGTCGTCGGCAGCGCAAAGCGGCTGGCGGCGCGCAAGGAGTTCGAGGCGGCGCGAAAGGCTGTGAACGACGCCCGAAACGCTATGGAGGACTACGCGGGCGAGGCAGCCATCAATTACGGTTCCCATCAACAGTTGAGAGACGCGCTGCTCAAGATGGGTTTCAAGGCTAAACAGCTTCCTAGCACGAACGACAAGGTGCTGGAAAAGATAGCCAAGCACCCGACGTGGGACGCCGCTAAGGTGTTCAAGGAAGACCTGCTGGCCGAGTGCGACATCATTGACCTCATTCGCCTGCACAGGGAAGTCAGCAAGCTCTTGACAACGTATGGCGTTGGATTCCTGACGAAGTATGTGAACCTGCATACGGGGCGCGTTCACTCCTCCATCAATCAGATGGGGGCAGAGACCGGGCGCACTTCAAGTTCCAAGCCCAACGTGCAAAACCTGCCCCGCGACGAGCGGTACAGGTCATGTTTCGTGGCCAGACCGGGCAACAAGATGCTCACTCTGGACTACAGCGGTTGTGAGCTTCGCATTCTGGCGGAGTTGAGCGGGGAGAAGGTCTGGCTGGATGCGTTCCTAAAGGATTGGGACGTTCACTCAGTCGGTGCAGAGATTCTGTTTGGGCAGCGGTGGACAAACGCAGCCGAACCTGATTGTGCCTACACTACGAGCCACCAAAAGTGTAAGTGTAAGGGACACAAAAAGCTTCGTGAGCAGGTCAAAGCCATCAACTTCGGCTTGGCCTACGGTATGGGGCCGAGGAAGCTGTCTGAGACACTTGGCATCCCGTATGACGACGCGATGGCGCTGATGAACGCTTATAAGAAGGCGTTCCCCACGGTTACCAAGTACCTTGAAGAGTCGGGAGTGCGGGCAAAGCTTACTAGGGAAGCACGCACCATTCTGGGGAGACGCCGCCGCTGGAAGGAACCCACGTGGGCAGAGGCCATGCGTCGTGCTTGCGAGGATGTTGGCCGCACACCCACGAATGACGAGATAAGACAGAAGTACACAGGGATGTTCGGAGCCATCGAGCGGGAAGGGAAGAACTCTCCGATTCAAGGCACGAACGCGGACATGGCGAAGCTGGCTATGGGATGCGGGTTCGACCCGGATGGTAAGCCTTACGCTTGGCATATCCTTGAACCTCAGTTCGGTGCTCTGCAAGAGAACTTCGTGCACGACGAAATCGTTGTGGAAGCCGCTGCAAACGTTGCAGACGATGCGTTTCACGCTCTAGGGGACTGTATGCAGCGTGCCGGGGCTGAGATGGTAAAGCTGATTCCGATGACGTATGAAGGTAGCATCGCAGACTGCTGGAAGAAATAAGGAGACTCATGCTGGACGTAAAACTGCTGCACCCAGACGCAAAAGCTCCCACCGTAGCCCATCAGGGAGAAGACCTTGGCTACGACGTGTACGCCTGTGAAGGGGCTATCCTTCATCATGGTGGCACGGTCAAGGTTCGTACAGGAATTGCAGTCGAAGCCTACGGTGCCCGCCTCGTACCCTCTTCGCTACAGCCCGGACGGATGATTCCGCAGAAAACGGCCCTTGGCCTGCTTATCCGTGACCGCTCTTCGATGGCCTCGAAGGGCGTGATTGTTTCTGGCGGAGTGGTGGATGCGGGGTATCGCGGGGAAGTCATCGTCCTGTTGACCAACATCCAGAATGAGTCTCCGGTCTACATCCAGCCGGGTGACAAAATCGCCCAGATGGTTCCTATCCAAGTTCTCACCGGAGAGGTGAAGGTGGTGGAGGAGTTGACGGAGTTGGCGCGAGGAGGAAACGGCTTCGGCTCCACAGGCAAGTAGCCTTTACCTAGCCCAAACCCGGAGGGTCGCCCTGACCTTCCGGGTTTTTGTGTTTGGATACTCCCTAAAGAATTGTGTTGACACCTGTCCTACTTTGTGGCTATAGTGTCTTCGTCACTCGGTTCATGGGAACCAGACAAGGAGACGAGACATCATGGCTATCGCTACCACGAGTCACCCTAGCACAGAAACACTGTTGGCGCAGTGCATCAACGAGCGCCTCCCGGAGTTGGAAATGTCACTCAACGACTTGGCCGCGAAGACTGGCTCGACGTACGAGTACGTCCGCAAGCTGTCTCGTGGCCTTGCCTTGCCCTCGAAGTATATGCTTCGGGTGCTTGCGGAGGCTCTCGGTCTCAAGTACGATGAGATGGAGAAGATTGTGGTCGAAGACCGCATCCGCATGAAATACGGAGAGGCATCCTTGAAGGTGCGCGGGCGGAGCGTCACTATGGAGCCGTTTGAGAAGATGGTGCCCCAACTGGACAAAGACCAGCGGGAGCAAATCATCGGCATCATGGAGACGTGGGTGAAGACCAACCGGAAGAAGAAAAAGAGCGGGTAGCGGCCACAGTGGGCTATAACTCAGTTGGGAGAGCGCCGCGTTCGCAACGCGGAGGTCGTCGGTTCGACCCCGACTAGCTCCACCAGCCGCCGTTCAAGCGGATTTTTTGCAAGGCAACGCTCTAACTTTTCCACAATACAGTGTTTTTGTAGTTAACTGGTTTTGAGTCAGTTGGTTACGCGGGGACGTAGTTCAGCTGGTTAGAACGCTGCCCTGTCACTACACCAGTTGCTATTGACACAAGCCTGTTGGTTGTGTTACATTAGCACACGTTGAGTTTGTTGTGATGTTTCAAGAGTTTGCCGCTGTTTGCGCGGCTTTCCGGCATGGCAGACTCACGAGAATGGCGAGAATGCACACACTGTAGTTTGTTGTGGTTACGAAGAAAAGCGTGTAGTTCTCCGCTCTAACGGAGGTGCAGAGTGAAGTTTGACGATATGCTGCGGCGATTCCTTCTGAGCCGGAAGCACGGGCAAAGCGGGGCACGCGTCAAAGCGCGTCCGGCAACCATCGTCCTCTACGAACACTGGCTTGGGCATTTCTTTACCTTTCTGAGCCAGCGCGGTCTCAAGGAGTACGAGGACATCAAGAAGGCTGACATCATGGCTTTCCTCGAATGGCTAGAGACCTCGGAGGGGAAGAAGTGTGAGTGGTCGCTGGCGACTCGTCTGAAAGTCCTGCGGTGCTGCCGCGCCTTATTTCGGTTCGCATCACTAGACGAGGAGTGCGTAGACCTCGATGAGCACCAGTTCAAGGATTGGGGTCGGGCGCTCGGCGTCATCGCCAAGGGGCCGCGCCGGGAATATATTCCGACGTACGAGGAATTGACGGCGTTCCAGAAGGGGTTCAATCAGAAAGGAAAGTGGGGTCAGCGAGACTTTACTGCTTTTTGTCTGATGCTCTCGACCGGGATGCGCGTAGGGGAACTGTGCGGCCTGCTGGTAGAGAATGTGAAATTGCCTGAACAGCTTATCTACATCTCTACAGGCAAAACAGGGTCTCGTCTTATCCCCGTGCCCGCCGATATGTGTCGGCTGTTACACAGGTGGTTAAAAGTTCGGAGGCTCTGTCCGAGCGCGAAGGATTCCCCTTATCTCTTCGTGGCGAAGTACGACAACCACTGCACACCGGGGCTGTTTCAGCAGACATTCAGGAAGGTCGGGGAGTTAACGGGGGTGACGAAGCTGACGCCGCACACGTTGCGACACGCCTTCTGCACCTACTACCTCGCCAACAACGGCTCGATTGACAAGCTCAGGCATATCACAGGGCACAAAGACTTCCGCATGGTGTTAGAGTATGAACATTTGGCTAAGGTTGGCGGAGAGGCCATACGACTAGAGTTAGAAAAGGCGTCTCCACTTAGCGCAATCGTGAAACGAGGTGCAGCATGAAATGGGTTCTGACACTGCTTTTGTTGGCAGGGAGTGCGCTGGCACAAGACTGCCCTGCGCGAGTGGTTGATGCGTATTCCACTGGTACACGAGGGTTTGAAAAGTATAAGCTTGTGCTGAAAGTGGAGAATACATCTGATAGGGACATAGAAGCTGTCAAAATGGGCGTGATTTTTATAGACGCCGTGGGCGACGAGACCAAAGCCCCCTACACTTACACCATTTTCGGGGGCATACGCAAGGGAGCTAAAGAGAAGGTAGTGTTTGGCAATTACATTTACGCAAACTCTAAAGGTACGAAGGCGTGGGTAATAAAAATCATGTTCAAGGACGGCACGGTCTGGGAGAACCCTGACCCCGGCAACGCCTGCGTAGCCGTCTTCCATAAGTAGGGGTTCTTGGGTTTAACATGGCCGGGTTAATTAACATGGCCATGTTAAGCTTTTTGATAAACTACTTGACAACAGACGGCATAGGGTGGTATACTGGCTATCTACATGGAACACTACCTAACAGCCAACATTGACGGAGGCTCAAGACCTAACCCCGGCCCTGCCGGGTACGGCGTCGTCATCCGTCATGGGGAGAAAGTCGTGGCTCGGCTGGCCGAGTTCATCGGTTCAGCCACGAACAACGTTGCTGAGTACCGGGCACTCATAGCCGCCTTGAAGTACGCGGTCAACGCAGGAGCCTATGGCCTGTTCGTCTACTCAGACTCAGAAGTGATTGTCCGGCAGGTGCGCGGCGAGTACAAGGTCAACAGCGCGGAGTTGATGAACTTGTGGGCTGAGGCCAAGGCTCTCGAAGACGAAATCAAAGTCTTCTTCGCCATCGAGCACGTCTACCGGGAGAACAACACGGAAGCAGACGCCCTCTACAACGAGTGCCTCGATAGGGCGAAGCTGGAAGGGAAGTTCTGATGGCGATGGTTGAAGGAGTAGGGCCGTTCGACGTGGTTGGTGTGAGTCCAACAGACCTCGCCTACCAGCTTTTGCAGTGCCAGCAGGTGTTGACTGCACTCATTGCAATGTTCGGAACAGAGTCAGAAGATGGCAAGTACATAGACATTCCGTGGGAGTTCCTAGA